GCTCTAATCGGCTGCAATCGGTTTTTGATCCAGAATCAGCTGACCTATTTGGCTCACCGACGCCTAGAATCCACACGCCGCTCAATGATTTACCATCTAGGGGCTTTGAAGTCATAGATTTAGCGACTGATCTAAAGCAAGAACTAATGCCATGGCAAAAATTCGTCCTAGAACATGGTCACAAGACGTTACCTAATGGGCGCTGGGCTACCCCTATTACCTGTACGACTGTCGCACGTCAAAACGGAAAATCATTTTTAATGAATATAAGAATTCTTGCCGGACTATTTCTCTGGGACGAACCGATCCAAATCGGCTCAGCTCACAGACTTTCAACATCGTTCGAACAGTTTAGGCATTTGGAAAATCTAATTGAGGGTAGCGATTTTCTCAGCAAGCAAGTCAAGCGGATTCGCCGTCGTCATGGCGAGGAAGAAATCGAAACCAAAAAGGGCAATAGATTTATTATCCGCGCCGCTGGCTCAGCTGCTCGCGGAATTTCAGCTCCAGAAACTATACATCTAGACGAACTACGCATGATGAAAGACTTAGAAACGTATGCTTCGCTTCGATATACCCTTATGGCGTCTAAAAATCCCATGGTCGCCGCCTATACGAACGCTGGCGAAGCTGACTCCTTAATCCTTAACCAAATTCGGGAAAGAGCCATGGCTTCAATCGCTGGAGCTGACGATCCCGAAATAGGTTACTTTGAGTGGAGCGCTCCGACTGACGTTATCTCGCTTGAGAACGCGACGTATAGCAATCCAGCGTTAGGTCACACTATTAACATCGGCAACATTAAGTCCGTTCTCAATGACGATCCGACTGTCGTAATGACCGAGGTAATGTGCCGCTGGGTTCAAACAATTACCGGAGTCGTCGATTCTGAAAAGTGGAAAGAGTGTGCCGATCTAGACATCGACATAAATACAGAAAAACTTTCATGGCTTGCTATTGACGTTACACCGGACAGAAAACAGGCGGCTCTCGTTATAGCTCAAAAATTAGGTTCCGAGGATTTTATTGTAAAGCTGCTCCATACATGGTCTAACGATTTACATCTAGACGATCGAGCAATTGCTAACGACATTGCGCCTTATTGCAGAAAGTACCCGATTGAATACGTTCTTTATTCTCACAAAGCCGCGGGCTCAATCGCCACTCGATTACGTCCAGCTGGTATCCCGATATTTGACATGGATTCGTCATACCCTCAGAGCTGCGACGAATTGCTCGGAGCAATAAATAGCGGTCGTCTAAAGCACCGAAATCAAGCCCAGCTAACGGCTCAAATACTTTCAGCGGTTAAATTTCAACGTGGCGACGCTGGCTGGGTAATTGGACGTCGAGGACAAGCTCCAGTTTGCGCGGCGGTGGCTACAGCGTTAGTGACACACTTCGCGACACGCCCAGAGATGGACTTCGATATTATGACTGGCTAGTGCTATAACTCTGTAAGAATTGCCGCATGGGTATTCGTGATCTATTTGCGTCAAAGGTTGAAGCTGTAACGCCGCTGCAAAATAGCGACATCGAGGCTTCGCTCTCACCTGTATTCGCGTTAGATTCAATTTATACCTTTAACGGCGGCGCTACTCAGGCAACGCGCGAGGAAGCTATGAGCGTACCGACGATCGCGCGCGCTAGAGGAATTATTTGTTCCTCAATCGCTTCGGTCGGATTACAACTCCGGGACAATACGACGGGGCTAGAAGTGCCAAGCCCTAGAGTAATTCGTGATCCAGACCCACGCGTACCGGGTAGCGCTACTTATGTTTGGACAGCTGAGGATTTACTATTTTACGGATATGCCTATTGGCAAATTACCGAACTGTTTGCCGACACAATGCGAATTCGCTCCGTTCAGCGAATCGTTCCCACGCGTGTCGGCGTCTTTTTAAATGCTAACGGAACAGAAGTCATGTATTACACCATTGACGGAAAACAAATTCCAGAATCGGGAATCGGCTCGATCATTGTGTTCTACGGAAATGATGAAGGATTATTAAACCGCGCTGGTCGCACAATTCGCACCGGTGCAGAACTTGAGCGAGCAGCTGCGAACTATGCCCGCGAACCTGTCCCGTCAATGGTATTAAAATCAAATGGCACAGCGTTACCAGCTGATCGAATTGCAAAATTACTTGAGTCATGGGGCGTCGCTCGACGTAATCGCTCGACCGCGTTTCTTAATGCAGACGTTGAATTACAAACAGTCGGCTTCGATCCTGAGAAGTTACAGCTTGCGGCAGCTCGTTCGTATATCGCAACAGAATTAGCTAGGGCAATTGGAATTCCAGCTTTCTACGTTGACGCCGAAACTGGATCGAGCATGACTTATTCCAACGCCAACGTTACCCGAAAAACTTTGCTGGATTTTTCTTTGATTCCGATCATGACCAGCATATCCACTCGATTAAGTATGCCGGACTTTATTCCATCATCACAGACAGTTAATTTTAGACTAGAGGATTACTTGCGTGGAAGCGAAGCGGAACGAGTAGCAATTTACAAAACATTATTTGAAATCGGCGCAATTAGCGTTGAGGAAATCCGACAAGCTGAGGAAATGATAAAATGAAAATAAATATGCCGCTAACAATTACATCAGCCGACAGCGAATCTCGCACAATTACCGGTCGCGTCGTAACATGGAACGAAACTGGATCAACGTCCGCCGGACTTACGACCTTTAAGCCAGAATCTATCGCAACTAAAAATGTAAAATTATTACTTGAGCATGATAGAACTAGACCTATTGGGAAAGTTTTATCAATGACCGCAACAGAACAGGGAATTGACGCGACTTTTAAAATTGCGGAGACAACAGCGGGCAACGACGCATTAGTAGAGGCTGCGACTGGTCTCCGTGATGGTTTTAGCGTAGGAGTAAAAGTTAACGCGCACGATTTCGTAGATGGCGTGTTAGTAGTCGCAAAGGGATCTCTCGATGAGGTCAGCCTTGTCAGCGAGCCAGCCATCGACAGCGCGAGAGTCAGTTCCGTAGCTGCAAGTCAAGACGGCAGCGACGACGAGGACGACGAGGAGAAAGAAGAAATGAAAGCAACAGATGAAAATTCTGATCCCCTAGATGAGGAAACAGAAGAAACAAATCCAACAACTGAAGGAGAAAAAGTGTCAGACACTACCGAAACCGCTGCTGCCGAAACATCGGTAGAAGCGTCTAAGCACGTTCCTATGGCGTACACCGCGCCACGTTCACCAATTGTCGATAAGGTTTCTTATTTACAGTATTCACTCAAGGCGTCAGTTCTACACGACGAGGACGCTCGCCAATATGTCAAAGCTGCCGATAACACAACATCAACAGCTCCCGGCATGGTTCCAACACCTCAAAGCCGCACAGTAATTAACGCATTAGCTAATGCCGATCGCGGCATGATCGACGCGCTATCTCGCGAAGCGCTTTCAGCTACAGGCATGACTTTCGAATTGCCTAAAGTCACAGCTGTCCCAACTGTAAGTAATATCGCTGAAAATGCTGCAATCACAGAATCAAATCTAAGCGCAACTTATATTTCGGTTCCCGTAAATTCCTTCAAGGGTCGCGCGATTTCCACGATTGAGCTCATCGACCGATCAGATCCCAGCTACCTTACAGCGCTCCTTCAAAATCTTGAATTTGCGTACGCTAAGGTCACAGACGAGTTCGCTGTCGGAACTATTGCCGGAGCTGGTCAACAGACAGGCGTTAATGCAAATACTGCAACTGGATTCTTAGGTTATACATCATCAGCTGCGGGCGCTGTTTATTCATCGTCACTAGGCTTCGCTCGTAACTTAGTAGTTAGCCCGGGACAATGGACTAACATCATGGGTTACAACGACAACGGCGCACCTCTTTACAATGCAGCGCAACCAAGCAACGCGGCTGGAAACGTTCGCGGCGATTCACTTCGCGGCGTCGTTTCACCGGGTCTAAATCTGTTCGTGTCACGTTCCATCGGTAACGCTGGACCAACAACATCAACAGGCGACTTCTCAATGGTTGTCGTTAACCCTGACGCATGGACATGGTATGAGTCCCCACGTTTTGAGCTGCGCACTAACGTAAACTCAGACGGAACCATTGACATTCTTTATTATGGTTACGCTGCAATCGCTCCTAAGATTCCATTCGGCGCTTGCTGGAACCAGACCTGAGATAACTAAATAATCATCGGTCGTTTCGCTCCCGAGGCGACCGAGCAGAACTAAGAGAGGAACGCTAATGCCACAAATAGTTACAGCGCAAGAACTTCGCGACGTGCTAGGTGTTAGCGTTTCTCTTTACTCAGACGCTTATTTAGAATCTATGATTTTAAGCGCTGAGGGCGCGATCTTGCCATTACTAACGGGCTATCAATCAGCGGTTACAGGTATCGAAGTCAAAGACTCAATGGCGTTTTACACTACGCAACGTATTAACTATTTCGTTCCCGGTCAAACTGTCGAGATTACAGGTTGCGGAGCTGCGTTTGATTTAACTGTCACAGTTAACGATCATCAAATTGCGCCCTACATATTTACGACCGCAACAGCTGCACCAGATCAAATTTTTACGCCAATTATTCCCGCTGGTTTAGCTTGTTTAGATGGCTCAACAGCTGGCGACCTTTACTCAGGCGTTCAACCTGTCAAGTCCGCAATCCTTGTCGTATCGGTCGAGGTATTTCAATCGATCACAGCTCCGGGCAATACTTCCGCTCAGGTTGACTTCAATCCGTCGCCGTTCGTGCTCGGTCGATCATTACAGAATCGCGTAATCGGTTTACTAGCTCCGTTCGTTGACGTAGAAACTATGTGTCAATAATGCCAACCAGTATTCAGGCTAACGTTCGTGCGCCCCTAGCAACCGCTCTCGCTGGCGTAACGGCGTCGGTCTATGAGTCAGTTCCCGAGGCGGTTATTCCGCCCGCTGCGATCATTGTCCCCGGAACTCCGTATTTAGAAACGACGCTAATTAGCAGCTCAATTCAGCTCAAAGTTAATTTTACAATCTCAGCCGCCGTCGCGTATAACAACAACGCGGGCGCTCTCGATAATCTCGAGAAGTTAGTCATACAGATTCTCGCGGCTATTCCGTCGGGATATATTGTCGGCGACGTATCGCGTCCGTCGATCGTTGCGTTAGGTTCGAGTAATTTACTTATTTCGGATATTGACGTGTCCACTTACTACAAGCAAGAAAACTAGGAGAAAAAAATGCCAACAACAATCGTTACCGGGCGCGACATTACTTTCACTATTGATGGTGATACATACGACGCTCAAGCAACAGCCGCAACCCTTACAATCGAGTCAACGATTAACACTTATCAGACACTTGACGGCAAGGCTTATTTCACTACCGATTCGCAAGGTACTTTCGACGTCGAAATGCTTGCGGACTGGACAGCTGGCGGATCATTAGCCGCTTCGCTATGGAACGCAGCTGATACCGCACCTAATACACCGCTTACAGTCGTGTTCACAGCTGCAAGCGGATCAGTCTTTAACTTTGACGTTCAGCCTATATTCCCAAGCGCTGGCGGCACAGCTCCAGACGCTCAGACTATTTCTCTGAGCTTTACTTGCGTGACAACTCCAACACTATAAGAAATGAGATCGGGAGCAAATGAGACTAAAAATACATATAGAAACGAGTGACGGAAATACTGTAACCACAACAGCGCAACCTCCAGAGTTCGCTAAGTGGGAGCAAAAGACCGGGTACACGATCCAACAAGCTCAGGAAAAGATTGGAATTTCTGACTTAATGTTTTTAGCGTGGAACGCGATTCGACGCGAAGCTGGCGGTAAGCCTGTCAAACCTTACGAAGTATGGTGCGAAATGGTAATTGATATTACAGTCGGAGAAACTGAAAGCCCAAAAGTTACAGCCGAGGAAGCCTAAGTTACTTAATTGTAGAACTGTCAATCGCGACAGGAATTCCAATGAGTGAGTGGGTGGACGCGGCGGATATAATGACAGCGTTAGAAGTATTGGAGAAGCGAAATGGCAGAAAGTAAGGAAGTCGTCCAGTACGACAAAGCCGAACTTCGCGCCATTACGGGAGCGTTCAAAGCCATGGACGCGGAAGCTATTGATCAAGCTAAAACCCAATCTGGAGCGCTTGCTAGTTATTTACAGGGCAAAGTTATTTCGGCAGCTAGTCAATTAAATTCCGCGCCAGTCGCTAGTCGGATCGCTGAGGGTTCTAAAGTCAGTAAGTCGTCAAAAATTGGCGAGGTTGGTTTCGGTTATGCTGGTCAAAAATTTAGCGGCGGCGCTACGACTCAACAATTATGGGGCGGCTCAGAATTTGGATCAAACAAATATAAGCAATTCCCGATTTGGTCAGGATCAACCGGGCGAGGATCAACAGGTTATTTCATTTATCCAACGCTTCGAGCTGAACAAAGCTACTTAATCGCTGAGTGGGAAAAGGCTTTTACTTCAATAGTTAAGAGGTTTGACTAATGGCTGAGGGATCAAGAACACTTAAGCTCTCGATATTAGCTGACGTCGATAACCTTAAAAAAGGACTGACTCAAGCGGGCGACGACACAGATTCTTATGGTAAAAAACTAGGTGATTTTGGCGCTAAGGCTGGAGCGGCGTTTGCACTTGCTGGCGCTGCGGCACTTGCTTACGCTGGGAAAGCATTAGTCGAGGCAACTAAAAACGCAATCGCCGACGAGGAAGCTCAAAAGAATTTAGCGCTTACTTTAAAAAATACGACAAGTGCAACGGACGCACAGATCGCCGCTGTTGAAAGTTACATCACCCAAGTTTCATTATCTAAGGGCGTTACGGACGACGAATTGCGTCCAGCGTTTGAGCGGTTGTCCAGAAGTACGAAATCAACTGAGGAAAGTCAAAAACTATTAAACATAGCATTAGACGTTTCAACCGCTACCGGTAAACCACTAGAGACAGTAGCTAACGCGTTAGGTAAAGCGTACGACGGAAACGCTGCGTCACTAGGCAAGTTAGGTTTAGGATTAGATTCAGCAATCTTAAAATCTGGCGACATGGACGTTATTACTACGGCACTAGCTGAGAACTTCGGCGGCTTCGCTACTCAAAGAGCTGAGACGTTTAGCGGCAAAATGGATCGTTTAAAAATTGCGTTTGACGAGGGTAAAGAGACTGTCGGCGGATTTGTACTAGACGGCATTACTCCGCTTGTCACTCTTATCGTCGAAAAAGTAGTTCCAGCGGTTAGCAATTTATCTGACAAAATTGGAACTGGTTTGGCTCCAATATTTAAATCGCTTGCTACATTTTTTACAGAGACATTAGTTCCAGCGTTTAAGAGTTTATATGGTTTTATAGATGAATTTATTGTCCCAATTCTCAAAGCTACTTTAACGCCAGTCGTCTCAGGTTTGGGAACAGTTTTCAAAAAGTTAAAAGAATTCGTCGAGGATAATAGCGGCGTATTCACATTTTTTGGCGCGGTTATGGGAGTTATTGGTACAGCTGCTAAATTCTTAGCACCTATTATCGGTACAACCTTAGGCGCTGCGTTCAAAGTTGTATCGCTAATTATTGACGGGGTTAGCTTGGCTATTGCCGGCGTCGTTGCTGGAATTAACTTAGCAATCGCTGCGATTAACGCACTTATTAGAGGCTATAACGTAGTTAACAATTTATTCAATGGTAAAGATTTAAAAGAAATCCCGGCGGTCATATTATCTAAAGGTGCTAAAGCTGCGTCAGTTACGCCAGCGTCAGCGCAAACCATTAAAGCGGAAATCGCAAAAGAAGTTGGCAACGTAGCCAAGCAAGTAGCAAATGAAACGGCGACAATAACAAAAGAAGCGGTTAAGGAAGCCGTAAAGGTAGCCGTTCCAACGGACGCGTCGAATAACTTAGTGACTGGCTTAGGCGGAACAACAGGCAATATCGGCGAAGCTATGTTCGCCATTCGTCAACGCGAAGCAGGAGTTACGCCAGCTCCAGTCATCAACATAAACGTATCTGGAGCAATTGATTCAGAGGGTACAGCTCGAACAATCGTTGACACTTTAAACGATAGTTTTTTTCGCGGGACTAATGGGGCTAGGGCGTTAATAACATGACAGTATTTAACCCAGTCTGGCGCGTAAAGATTCAAGGCGTTGAATATACGACTTACACGCTGGCGAATTTAATTATTGCCAGCGGTCGAAATAACATTTATCAACAGGCGCAAGCGGGCTATTGTAATTTAGAGCTAATAAACTTAACTCAAGCGATCGTTAACATACACATAAACGATTCAGTAACGATTGAGCTGCAAGATTCGACCTCTACTTACGTTCCGATATTTGGGGGAACTGTCGTCGATTTTGGGGTTGAAATTATTACAGCTGGCTCGGTTGGAATAAATCAAGTTCTAAAGATAACGGCGCTAGGAGCCTTGAGCCGCTTACCTAAAGCGCTTACTAATGGGGTTTTAGCTCAGGATTTTGACGGCGATCAAATCTTTGAAGTCTTGCAAGATTTACTATTGAATAACTGGGGCGAAGTTCCGGCAGCTTTACAATGGGCTAACTACGATCCGACAGAAACGTGGGCGAACGCTCAAAACGTCGGACTAGGCGAGATCGATCGTCCGGGCAATTACGAACTAGCAGCTCGATCATCTGATCGCGTCGATATTTATTCGCTTGTTGCAGCTCTCGCGACGTCTGGATTGGGCTACATATACGAGGATTCTCAGGGTCGAATTAGCTACGCCGACTCGACACATCGATCCGTTTACCTAGCCACTTACGGCTACACCGAGCTAACCGCGAATCACGCGCTATTTAACGGGCTTAAGATTGAAACCCGAGCTGGCGACGTGCGGAACAATATTACGCTCAAATATGGCACTAATTCCAACCAAGAAGTAAGCGCCGAGGATATTAACTCGATCGACCTTTACGGGCGTTTAGCTCAGGCAATTAGTACGACAGTTAAACATCAAGCCGACGCGCAAGATCAAGCCGATTTCTACCTGACCCTAAGAGCTGCACCGCAAGCCAACTTTACAGCGATCACTTATCAGCTCACTAATCCAGAGCTAGACGACATAGATCGCGATTCGCTCATAAATGCGTTTATGGGCTTACCTTTAAGAATAATGGATTTACCGCCTAACATGGTTGCTGGAACCTTTCAAGGATTCGTCGAGGGCTGGTCGTTTAAGGCTGCCTATAACGAAATATCTATAACGCTTAATCTGTCGCCATTAAGTTTCTCGCTGCAAGCCATGTCGTGGGAGCAAGTCCCAATCGCCGAAGCGTGGAATACTATATCTGGAACTTTAACGTGGGAAACCGCGTTAGTCGTAGCATAAGGAGAAAACATGACTAATCCAACGAGTAACTTCGGCTGGCAAATGCCTACCAGCACCGACCTAGTTACCGACTTACCAGCTGATTTTGAGGTATTTGGTCAGGCGGTAGATACCGATTTCGTTGATTTATTAGGCGGCGCTAATGGTTATATTTTATCTAAGGCAAGCGCCACAGATTTAGATTTTGCGTGGATACCTAACGATCAAGGCGATATAACCGCGGTAAACGTGACCAGTCCAATTACAGGTGGCGGCAGCGCTGGCGCTGTAACTATTGGCGTTAGTGCAGCTTCGACAAGCGCTTCAGGCGTTGTTCAACTTAGCGATTCGACTTCAACGACTTCAAGCGTTCTAGCCTCAACGCCAACAGCTACGAAATCAGCTTATGATTTGGCTAATGCTGCGATTGCTAAATCAACAGTTACAACAGCGGGCGACATTATTTATCGCAACGCAACAGTTCCAGTTCGTTTAGGAATCGGTACAGCTGGACAGGTTTTGACAGTCAACAGCGGCGCAACGGCTCCAGAGTGGGCAGCTGCGGCGTCTGGCGGTATGACTTTAATTAGCACGACAACACTTTCGGGAACTTCGACATCGATTACTGTCGCAACTAATACTTATAAAGATTTAGTTGCTTACATTTATGGCGTAAACCCTAACGCAACGGCAGCCTTGACTTTAAGAATTAATGGCATTACTACAGGCGTATATCAGGAAACAATGACGTTTGGACAAGAAAACGGCGTAGTGGCACACAACGTTAATAATTATTCTGCGATGAATCTAAGCGTAAATGGTGCCCAAGCTGTTCAAACCGGTGTAACTACCAATGTTTGGGCTTTAACTTTTAGAGATGCTAACTCAACAGTAAGAAAACTAATAGCAACTAACGGCAATTATGTTAATTCAGCCAATAACAATGTCACGACAATTCAAACCGACGTCGTTTCTTCCGCGACGTCAGCGATTACAAACATTACGGTAATCTCAACTCAAACTTTAACCGCTGGCACAGTCCAACTTTACGGAGTAAAATAATGACTAATCCAATGATCCGAATCCATAACACAGAAACCGACGAAATCATCGACCGCGAAATGGACGCCGAGGAATTAAAACAATACAAACTTGACTTGCTATCGGCAGCCGAAGCGGAAAAGCAATTTAAAGAAGCTGCAACAGCCAAAGAAGCGCTGCTAAATAAACTCGGAATTACAGCCGAGGAAGCGGCGTTATTGCTGTCATGAAATTAACAAGTTACAACGGCTGGACGGCTTCAAAGGATCAAGCCGAAATCGGAATTAAGTCCCACGCGATACCGGGGACTCATTTAAAGATTCGTTGCGCCGAAGCTGTCGCACCTTTGATCGTAGGATTCTGCAAAGAATTTAACGAGCTGATCGAGCCGCTAGATGGCGGTCAGCTTGACGAGTGGGGATACAACTTTCGTTTTATTCGTGGGTCAACAGATCGTCTTTCAAATCATGCGTCTGGTACAGCGGTGGATCTTAACAGTCGCCTTCACCCACTCGGAAAAATCGGAACATTTCCAGCTGAGAAAGTTCCAATGATTCGCGCACTTGCTAAAAAATATGGGCTTTTCTGGGGTGGGGATTACAAGAATAGAGCCGATGAGCAACATTTCGAGGTAAACGTAAGTCCAAAAAGAGTCCTAGAGCTAATCAAGGCTTTAGGGTTAGGAGAAAAGTAATGAAAGAGCTAAAGGCTATGGCTGCTAGTTATGGACGATCAGCGCTTGCAGGAGCTCTGGCTGTTTATATGACAGGCGAGTCCGATCCCAAGAAATTGGCTTACGGATTTCTCGCTGGCGTTGTTCCGCTACTAATGCGTTACCTGAATCCTAAAGACGTTACGTTCGGCGCTAAAACAGGTGGACGCTAACGATTGGGCGGCGATGGGCGTGGCTATGGTCACGCTCTTAGCTGCATTTACAGGGGTTATTCGACACTTAGTTAAATACTATTTAAGCGAGCTCAAGCCCAATTCTGGAGCAAGCGTCAAAGATCAAATTTCGCGGCTTGAAAAGCGCGTTGACGAAATTTACAGCTTGATAATTAGCAATTCGACACGCCGTTAAATACGCGTAAGGCTTGAAATTGTCAGACATTTAGTTCACCCTATAACTAGGGAGCGAATAAGTCGCACCCGGAATCGGGAGCTAACATGTTTACTATATTGGAACTGGCGATGGTAGTTATTGCGTGTAGTGCTGGCTGGTGTTTAGTCGGCTGGAGTATCGGATACAAGCAAGGCGTTAAAGATGGCTTTAACCGCGGTCGAGCCGCTGGTATGAGAGCTGCGACAGATTACGTTCGCAGCTTGTAATGGCACTACCACTAGAGGGCTACGAAACAGTAGCCGAACGAATTGAGAAGTATTGGAATCATTACCCAGCTGGGCGAATTGACGTCAAGATAATCTTTCAAGATGGCACTCGTTACATAATTCAGACAGACATTTATCGCGACATTAACGATCCGTTACCTTTCGCAACAGATTACGCCGAGGAGATTAGATCGAGCGCTAATCGCTTCCCGCTAGAAAATGGAAGCACTTCGGCGATCGGTAGAGCTTTACATACTGGCGGCTTAAGTAAGTTTAGCGAAAACAGTAATCGACCATCACTTGAGGAAATGAAACGGGTCGAGCGACCAATCGTTGCAGCTCCTAAAGAATTGCTACCTAATGGCTCTTATGATCCATGGGCGGTCAATAACGTAATCGCTGACGTGGCTGGGACTTTGACCGGGACTAAGTCATGCGCCCACGGGGTAATGATTAGGAAAGAGGGAGTCGGAAAGACTGGCAAGCCTTACAAGGGCTGGGTATGCCCGGACAATGTTCGGACGTGTGCGACATGGGAATAACAAAAATAACGCTTACTAAAGATGAGGAAATACAAGCGGCGGCAGCGGCTTTCATTTGTGAATCTAATGGGGTCGAAAATTACTACTTCCATGACCAGACGGCTCGAGGCAATATCCATGAGTCTATTCGACGTACAGCTGAGGCGCTAGGGGCTGAGATCGCAGCTGCTCGATACTTCGGAATTACAGACTTTAAGCTTGAACTAGATAAGTTTAAGCTAAAAGCCGACATAGGTAATCGAATCGAAGTCAAACATACAAAATGGATTGACGGACATCTGATCCTAAGGGAAAGAGATAGGGTCGAGGACTTAGCCGTATTAGTTTGCGGCGAGTCACCTCATTACTGGGTCAAAGGCTGGATACCAATCAGAGCAGCTAAGACAAGTCGCTTCAAGCATGACAAGGATAATTCGTGGTGGGTTAGTCAGCACAATTTGAATTCCATGTCTAATCTGAAAGAGAGCAATTATGGACAAATTGAAATTTGAGTGTCGGCGCTGTAAGCGCGAAACATTACAGATTGAACGCATAGTGACGGACTTACTTCCGCCGGGCGTTAAGACCCTTGAGTGCACAGTATGCGGAACTATGGGCGTATGCCTAGTGGGAACTACTAATGCCTAGTTACCTTTACAGGTGCGACCAATGCGGTGGCGAGCTGGAGATGAACCACCCAGTCGCTACTCATGGCGAGAGCTCTCCATTGTGTTGCTCATATCCAATGGCTCGAGTGTTTAGCGCTCCGAGTGTAATCTTTCGCGGTACTGGTTGGGGCGGTGATAAGTAATGCCTTTCGATAACAAGCATTACCGGATTAGCGATCGCACTTATCTAGCCTTATGCTGTAATGACATCATGTTTAATTGTACCTGTCGCAAATGCGGCAAGGACATGGGCTGTTACTACTGTTCATTTAACTATGATGAAGCCCATAAGTGCGATGAATAGTTATCCACAATTAAGTAAAGTTATCCACACCCTGTGGGAATCGCCCAAGGTTGCGCTCATAATTGCTTTATCCTTGACTAGGTCGGTACGATCCACTCTCTCGACGAGAGCCCGACAGCGGGCTAGCTCGCGGCGAGCCTTACTAACGGGCGTACTGTGTTTAGTCGTGGCTATACCCAGTCCAACATGGGCTGATACGCAATCATCTAAAGATAGATTTAAGTTATATCTACATACTCGAGTCATAAAGGATAAGCAATACCAGTGTGCTTATGCGCTATACATGGCGGAGTCTAAGTTCGATAGTCGAGCTAAGAACGGCTCACACTATGGCATACCTCAGCTGCGTAATGAGAAGCTAAAGAACCTAGATGGTTACACCCAGATAGATTGGGGTATTAGATATACCAAGGCAAGATATGCCGGGGACTATTGCCTAGCATGGCAACACTTCAAAGACAAGGGGTGGCATTGATGGCTAGTGCTGTTGATAATGGATCATCTGGTAAGTGGCGCAAACTAAGAGAACGAATACTTAGGCGAGAT